CTCTTATCCTACACCGAAAGAAAACTTCAGCGTGCGATGCGCCCATTCAAGGGTAAGACATGCACCACGCATCAATTCTCACGTTCATATACCACCCATAGGAAGTGTCCACGGCTTAGACCACCGTGTGAACTAGGGGGATGTCTAGTACATGACATAACGTAGAGAGGGCATTGCCCAAGGGTCTTCACCCTTCCGCGGTCAATTCCGCAAAGTGACGATCGAATGTTGGTTGTAGTTTCAAAACAACTCATTCAACCCAGTGTAGAGTGTCGGCGCAAGTGCTCAAGCGTAATCATCTGATTTCGGAGTTAACCTAGTACAGAATCATACACGACAGACTTTGTTACGCAATGGCGCGGACGATCTTTCGAAAGTCCATTGCCCACTCACTGGATATCCTGAGGAATTCCACAACATGGCCAAGACATACCGAATTCTTCACACCGCGATCACACAAATCCTTTCGGCAGCACACAACAAACGCTCGTAGCGGTCAGTTCATCATCTAAGACTTCCACTGACTATTGGTGTTGTGTTTAATTTCTCTCCAAAAAGAGAAAAGCTGAGTGATCTCGCAAAGTGTACCTCAAAATTGGTAGTACTTCCACGTACCGGATACCATTCTTTCGTCAAATTTTAATTCACGTGTAAATTATCACGTGACCAGGCAAGAAATTCCTGGAAAATCGCGCTATTTCTTCGAAGAAACGCGCGCCGATAGGGGTGGGGTAGCCTGAACAGGCCTCACAATTGGCAGCTGGATAGACGAATCCAGAGTCTGCACCCGTAATCGGTTCGACTTTGGAGTTAACTCAACAAAGTCCGTCAGATCACAATCGGGGAGAGAATCTTTTCGATCTCCCTGATCTGGCACCGTCTTTTCTTTATCTTCAAGAGACGGAAACTTGCTTCGGACAAGCTTCGCAGGTTCGAGACGTTTGACATCTGGTAAAGACCAGTTGGAGCCAATAGTATTGTTGAAGCCATAAAGATCGACTTCAAAACGCCAAAGAACTGTGCCGTAAACGGTTTCAGCAGCAGTTGGAAGGTTATTCAGAGCTGAAGTAATTATGCCCTGAATGTTCTGGCGGTCAAAAGCAACACTAGCAGTCGAAACATCTCCTGCTCTGTTGCAAAACCAGAGCTCATCAGCCTTGTCATGCTGCGGAAGACGGATCAAAGGAATGATCACATTCGGCTGCCATGAATTGAATCGTACCGAAGACGAATTCACAAGGAGATCCTGCGTAGCAGCACTCGGACTAACGCCCGTTTGCATTTGGGCGGAGTCACGTTCATACGAGAGCTGCAAAATGCGATTTTCAACGGAAGCAGTATTCAACTGTCCATTGTATTCAGCCTCTAACTTCCGAAAACGAAAACGACGGAAGAACTGAGCAATCGCTGCAAGCGGACTAGTCACTGAGAAAAGTGCAACAGTGTAGTTCGAGATGCTTGTTGCGCATGGGGATACAGAAGCATAGTTGTATCCAGCACTGGAGAAAAGACCGAAGCCACTGGTCGAATAATCTCCATTAAGGACAGTTGTACTAGGTGAACCCGGCAACTGACCAATGATGCGCAAACCGCCCTCAGGAAATTCATCATGAGAAGGAGCGGTTCCAAATTTCCAACCAAAGTAACCCGAACGAACGACGCCACTGATCGCGGGAGCCGAGACAGATCTTGTTCGGCTAGGTTGGATTCCAGTATTAGGACCCCTGGAACGTTTGGGTTTACCCTGCTTTTGAGCCTTGGGTCGAGGCTTGGATTTGTTCTGGCGCTTACCTTGCGCCTTCTTCTGCTTTGATTGCATGGGATACCTGCTCAAAGCACACGGACTAAAACATAGATGGGGTATATGATGGAGAACAACAAAACTCCAGAGCATAGCATACCATCCGCCCGTGGGTCACATCTGACCAGCAGCGACTATTCATCGCCGCAAATTACCACCCGTGTAGTCTGTCGACCAATTGGGGACACACGCCTCACTGAGGGGGCCCTTAGTACGGAAATCTTAGACCAATCATGTCTGATTGATACCGTTTTGGGTGAACTTGATCGTCTCTCGGAATTCGACCGGAGGCACGCGATCCCAGAAATAACCACTAACCGCCTTAAGTCGTTGCGAGACGAATCTCAAACCACGATGAAAGGACCGTGAGGTCAAAGGCTGGGACGCCGTTGTAACGTGACTCGTCGCCATCTGGTACGATCAAGAGTTGCGGCAACCGCATAGTGTGCTCGATTCACACTGTAAACAATATCGAGACGGATAGTACCACAGCGACGAACGTCGTCTGAGGAAGGCAATTGGTGAAAACTCCAAAACCAAGGTAATTGCCTATCAGGTACGACGGGAGTCGCCCGTGAAATACCAACCGACCCAGTTTAACGACATATGGCAGGTCGAAGACTATCCCGCTTTTAAGTAAAAGCATAACTCACTTGATCGAGTATAACTCAAGATCCTGATATTCACCTGACGCAAAGAAGCGCATGAATCCTGTCGACGTTATCCCTGAGGGCGTTTTCCGTAAGTATCGAGCAATGAAGCTACACACAATACGGATACATGAGTCGGTATGCACAGGAAGCGCTTGCTAGCGCATCAGATTTCTCGCACAGCGAGAAAAGCAGGGTCATCGGAATACGGGCGCTGAGTAAAGCCTCGAGTGATGAGATTGTCTGGGAGTGGTATCCTCTCAGGCAATCTCCTCATTCGACGCTCAATGCGTCCACGTAATGCATAAGATGTAGTCATCATGCATTCTCCGTCTTTCTCCGGGCCATAGGCATCCCAGAGAACATCCTGCGTACGGCCAAGCTCTGAATGTTCAAGAGCGTGCAAAACGGTGAAACCATTCGCACCAGGCCGAAGCTTCTCGCGAGGAAGCAACACACCACGATACAGCATACGACGACCTTGAATACGCGAAAGGTCGTGGAGTGGCTTTGAAACATGCCCATCTCCAATGTATAGCTTTCCCGCTTTAGAAAGCTCAGTACCCGCATCGCACAACATTTTTGCGACAATCTTCTGGGTCCGACTGTAAGTGGCCTTCTCACTAGGGATCATTCCTAATCCGTAGAACTCACGTGGCGCGTGATATGAGAAGAATCCATCAGCTGATGCATGACGCAGATGCTCACGATGAATCGAATGAAAACGACGAATTGCGCGTTCACGATTCAGAGCACCGGCCACAGCTTCAGGCTGGAGCGAAAAAAGAGGTTGATAAGTCCCTCCAGACTCTCCTTCCACAGCAGGCCTTTTCGCAACCTTCGACTGACCGTGTAACAAACCGGTGTTGAAGAAGGGCAAATACTCAAATTCACAGAGTTTTGTCCCGGCAAAGTCAGATCGCTTACGAGCGATCCAGGGTTGAGAATTGATAAAAATCTTATTTTCGTGGGCAAAGTTCTTCCCAACAGATTTCTCAAACCCGGCATTCTCGATGTGATCACACCAAGTAGCATATCGACTTCGCTCCGTGCGAAAAAGGATGTCATCGCCATTGACAAGGACAGGAATCTTACGATAGTCCTCAATATGCGGAAAGAGTGCTTGCCAAGCAACACAGAAATTCACTATGCAGAGAATTGGAAAGGACAGGGTCGAACCCATCAACTGACCATTCAATTGCTGACACTCCGATAGATCACCATCGTAGTTCAGTGCTGCAGTAACCATTTTGCATGGATATTTGACGCGATGCGGCTTAATACAAGCATCTAGCGTACAAGCAAATTGGTTGACAAAGGACTGTTGGTAACCTTCTTTCATGAGCGAAGCTCGAAGGTGTTCCATCATGATTTCGTGACAAGCTACAGTCAAACGAATATCAATTTTATCGGTTGCGGCAGAATAATCGCCAGAAACCCAAACAGTCTCTTCACCTCTGTACGAATGTCCCTGATAAAGACCATGCTCATTACTGAGCCGATCAAGGAACTTGAGGTGCCACTTCTCGAGTGGTTGTCCACATAGTGAAAATTGCGGAATATTCCGAAGGAAAGAGTGAATATCTTTCTGGAAACAGCGAGAAACCCAGTACGGGCGTGACTCTCCAGCTGTCACTGTACGAACCTTTGCAGGCTCAAGCACAGCGGCGACGCGACAGTAAATACTATCGGGTCCGTCGTCAATTCCAGAATCCTTCGAAAGGTGCAATTCGGGGTCGAGTCCGTACTTACGGAAAATCTCGTCGCGACTAGTTGCGGCCTGCCACTTATAAGCAAGAAGGGCAGCTCCGACATCGTCAACGTTGTCATGAAATACAGGAACCTGATCCTCGTCAGGAAGATTCCTTCTGTAGGCGAAAAGCCTCAGTTCAATATCACGACAAACCTCCCGAATACTTGGAAACGCGAGACCGCGGATCTCCTTGACGCCATGATGAGGGAGATAATCCATCATGAGTAGCTCTCCGCGCCAAGGTTCCAAGATAGCATCAAATTCGGACAAAGCGTAACGACGCTTGATGTCCTCCGACGCACCACCCGCAGAGCGAGTAGTTTCAAAGCATGCAGAACCAGAGGGTTGCATAAGCTTCGGCGCAGTCGGTTTGAATGCTTTCAGCACATTCCGCATCTTAGCAGCAATCGCGGGAACAAAGTTCTCAGGCGCAGCTTGCTGCAAGACGGTGCTACGGTACTCAGGTCTCTCAGGGATGAGAACCTTACCCGTAAGCGTTGTGAGTGTCCCGCGGTTCATTTTACCAGGCGGACGCGTCATCGCTGCTTTATGCTTCATAAGCGAACGAATGACAAAACTCTCATCAACAGGAAGAAAATTACGCTTCAACTGTTGAAGACCGGCGAGCAATCGAAAATTGTTCAAACCGACTCTACCTTTTGTAAAAACGAGGCAATTAGAGAGTCTTTTGCGAAGATATGACGTCTGTCCGGCAAATCGATCCCAATTTGGATCTCCGGGCTTTTCGCACTCACTGGCTTGATTCTCCTTTCTGGCGATATGACATGCCAGGAGATTGGAGCTCCACCACTTTCCATATTTGATATAATCCGCTCGGTCGTCAAAATGAT